GGGACTCTAACAGATCTAGGTTTACCACCAGGTATCATGGGTTTGGCACCACGCATCCTGCCAAGGGCACCACCACCTACCAATGCAGATAGTCCAAGACCACCCAACAGTGCGTTAGTTTTATTACCAGAGTCTTGTTCTTTCTGCTTTACAGCACCTATAGCAGATCGAAATGTTTTTAGTCGTTCTTGTTGATTCTTCTTCCTTTGCTCAAGGATTTTTCTTTGATCACGGTTATTGACAACAGAATTCCTGCCGAAACTATTGGTTAGTGCCAGAGAAGTTCTTTTTAGTTTTAGTGCTGAACCTAAAAGTTTGTCAATAGGTTTCATGAACCGGCCCACTCCGTTAAGTAACTTAGTGCCTGGATTGCGCGAGTTACATCATCAAAGTTGGGATCAATGTTAGGAGTGCTCGAAGCAGGTCCAGCAGCAGAAGCAATAGGTTGCTGTGCTTTAGAACTGGAAATCGGAACGGGTAGAACACTTACTTCCTCACCCTTACTTTCATTCCTGATCCTCTCAAGATTCTCCTTAAAGATATCACTCGACTGCTGTAGAGTTCTTCCTGTTTGTCCATACTTAGGACCAAAACTTGCCCAAAGATTATTGAGTTTACGAAGTTCACCCATATCCAATCCGTCATTCGGATTGATACCACCTTGTCGTGCTAGCGTAATCGCCATACGATTTTGTAGTTCTGGTGTGAAGACATCAGTCTCTTTAAAGTTACCTCTGTCTAGCAAACCTTTCAGAGTTTGTGGCATGAGTTGGAGGAAACCAGAAGCAGAAGAATTATAATTATCTTCCACAAATGGGATTGTACCACCACCTAGTCTTTCTGGGATAGCATTATCTCCACCAAGTTTAATGGCACTATACAACTCACCAAGTGTCATCTGGGTAAGTTCTGGGACCTTCTCGCCACCATAGACGGTATTATAATCAGCACCTTCTAGTTGACCGATGGTTTGGAGCATTGCTCTCTCAGGATTTGTCCCTTTATATCCTTGTGGTACAAAAGATGACGGAGGTAGTTTTCTTGGTCCATCACCATCACCACCATCATCAGGTGGTGTATCTTCACCCTTAGGTGTTTTCATGTTTGATTTTGTTTGATCCTGAAGTCCAACCATTCCGGCAAGAATCTTATCAAAACGTGCTGATAAAGAACCAAATCTTTTGGTATCTTCTGGTGTAATTGTATTTCCTTTTTGTTGTCGAATTAGATCTGCTCTTCTTTGTTCTGCGTTTGTACCACTTTGGTTCATTGCCATGCCGCCCATACCTAGGAGTGCTAGCAGACCTAAACCCATCCCAAGTTTTCCGCCCCCACGAGGCATACGGGGCGCTCCCCCAGGTTTACCTCCACCCAATAACATCTTACCCATAACTGCTCCAGTAACTATGTTTATAATTTCAGGCAAAAATGCTGTAACAGCAGCACCAGCGTTTACTGCGGCGTCACCCGGACGACCTTCTAGTGCTGACTTAATTGCCAGTGCTCCAGCGAAGAGACCTAGTTTAGCACGGATATCAAGGAACGAACCACGTACACTTACTAAACTGTCCTCTTCCTTCTTTAAAAGTTTCTTTTCTTCAGCACCAATCTGCTTTTGTACTCTGGATTGTTGTCCTATTTGTTGTCTTAGTTGACCAAGGCTCGCATTTACTTGCTCGAACTCTAGAACCAACTTACCCAATGCCACCGCTGTTTTTGGCGACAATTTATCCGATTCTTCGTTCTTTGCTGATTCTAGTCTTTCATAGGCAGCAGACATTCTCTTAGCAAGTGGAGCAACCTGAACTGGTTTACCACTTCTAGGAGTTCTTTTCCCCCCAACCATCGGTGTGATTGCTTGCTGCATCATGGCACGTCTTACCGCCCCTTGACCAGGGGTGCGAGGCATTCCAAACCCCCGCATAGACATTATTTCTCCGGCTCTAGGCATTTTTTGCTTGCTGGTACTCTAATCTCTGTTTGTCGAGATAGTTCTTAAGCATACTAATATAGGTCTCACGTTCCCACGGAATCAATGCCTCAATATCTGAAAGATTCCAGTTGTGGTATTGTATCAACGAAAAATTCTCTTCCATAAAAGCAGAGATAGTCGTATGATACATCATTATGCGAAAAAATTTGATAGACCCTCAATTAAAATTTCACTTTCGACCTTAGTATTAGGATTGACGACAGACCCACGATATGTCAATCTTGGCATTGTGGAAAAAAATCTTTCAATCTCAGCGAACTGAGTTGATGTCATACCTTCTACAAATGATGTAAGTTCTTTCTTAGTACAATCAGAAGCGGACCATGCCTCTTCTTCATTATAAATGGTGTCAACACAATCGACTACAGCAGCAAATGCTTTATCGATAGCATTATTATCCACAGTTTCAGAAACAAGAAAGTTGTTTTCTACAAACTGTTTTAGTGAAGGATACTTCAAAGTCATTTTCAGACCTTCACCAAGATCAATAGACTCACTATGATCATCAGGAACATCCAATACAATTTCAGATGTATGGATTTTTAGTGGAACCTGAGTCTCCCCATCATCAGTACAAGTAACTAGAAGTTCAACAGTCTCACCAACAGATTTGGCACGAATGTTGAGAAATAGGTACTCAAGGTCAAAACTAGGAAGTTCGTCAACCTTTACACCACGAGATGTGATACATGCCTTCAGAACATCTTTTAGAGTATTCTGAATGGTTTTTTCATCACCACTCTCAAGAGCAATTAGCAATGCCTTCTCCTCTTTTACGAGGAATGGACGATACTTAACTGCTTTTCCTGTAGAAATTAGATTTAATTCAAACGTAGGCGTTGAAACCTTCGGTAATGGCATAGATATTCAGTTCAGTGACTATATTTATTACCCCGGAAAAGGTGTTACTTGTAAAGGTGTTACTGGGGGTAGAATATCTTTGTGCTTCTTAAATTCTAGGTTCTCCGTAGTATCATCTTTACGAGCACCACGATCAATGAAGAAGTAATCATACTTAAAAGTGATCGTAGTTTTAATCAAGCTAGCAGGTCCGTAGGCAAGTGGAGCAGCAACAATATTCGTAGGGAAAGCATTCTTCAGTTTATACTCAATAAAGTTTGGTTGCCTAATATTCCCATTCTCCTTTGTAACAGGAGGCATCTTAAATCTTTTATCTGGACTTAACAAGTCCTTGCTAAATGCTGTAATGTCAATATCACATTTGTAAGTATTAGGATATCTCAACCGTTTATAAGTTGGATTTTGGTGATTAAAAGAGTTTGAGCTATTAAAATTATTATTGAATGTTGGAGAAATAAATTCCATCCAAGCATTAAAGACCTCGTTAGTATAATAGTCTTTTTGTGAGTAAAAGGTTAGATTAATATCTGGATATCGTCTATATGTGGCAAAGTGCTGCGTTACACCTTGCCTCAATCCATCAATAGATTGTGTCGCGAGTTGAGATCCTGGTAGAACTGCTTCAGAACAAAACAATGCTAGGTAACCACCAACACCGGGAGATTTCTCAGGGGGAACCAATCCATTCTCTTTAATAAACGTATCCAATCCAGTACGTCCGCTTAAATTAATAAAAACATCATATAAGTTATTAAACGCTGGGACCACGTTTGGCGGCGACAACAACTCCGAGGTCTTCAGATAAAATCTTTTCTGTTTATCCTGTGTATTTTCCGCAGATGCCATCTAAATAGAAGATGATTTAATATACTATGTATGTCGTATAAGGGGAAGTTTAGACCGTCGCACCCCAAAAAATACAAAGGCGATCCTACAAGCATCATTTATCGCTCTCTGTGGGAGTTAAAATTTATGCGATATTGTGATAATAATCAAAGAGTACTCAAGTGGTCATCTGAAGAAATCGTAATTCCATACAAATCTCCAATAGATAATAAGTACCACAGATACTTTCCTGATTTCTATATCAAATATGTCAAGTCAAACGGGCAGGTGAAGGAAAGTCTAATTGAGATCAAACCGGCGAAGCAAGTAAGAGAACCAAGAAAACAAAAACAACGGACTAAGCAATACGTTGCCGAGGTCTACGAATACGCCAAGAATCAGGCAAAGTGGGAAGCAGCAAAGAATTTCTGCGACGATAGATTATGGGAGTTTCAGATTTTTACTGAGAAAGAACTTGGAATTTAAGTCACAATTACCAAAATCCAAAGTTGTCACTGATCTAACGATCGGCAGTCTTGTGATGTTTAGGTATGACGCTAAAACTGCCAACGAACTACCATTTTACGACAAATGTCCGTTGGTCCTCATCGTCGCTGAAGAAAACGAGATCTTCTTCGGTACCAATGTCCATTACTATAAACCAAAAGAACGTGTAGGAATCGTAGACTATCTCCGGGAGGACATCCAAAGCGGCGGAGAAGATTACATGGGATTCCTTTTCGGGTCGGCAGGGTTCCATAAATACTTGAAATCTAATGTTAGAAGTTTGTTCCTAGAAGTGGCAGCAGAAGAATGGGGCAAAGCGTCATTGCTGCCTGCGGAAGAATTTGTACGTAGTTTAGGTGGCGTAGAAGTCCCCATCACCGGAAAGAGTGTTTACTGATGGCAAAGAAAAATCCACCTAAATCAGTCACCAGCAATGGTACGACAAAGACAATCGCTTACCTTCCACAACTTTTTGCGGGACAAACAATCGCAATCGTGTATAGCACCGATGTAGCAAATAGCGACTTTCTACAGGTCCAAGAAATTAGAGTAACTAATGCCAGTGGTTCTTCTACAACCCATAAACCTGGATCAAATGCTTACGAAGGATATGCTTCTGATCCAGACTTTCAGGACGCCTTGATTACCAGTATTGGTAAGGTAAAAGCAGATATTCTTAGTCAAGGAACAAACGCTTATTTAGATGCAGTTGAAGCAGCAGGTAGATCCGGTAATACAAATACATTCCTTGGCACTCCCACAAACAGTAATCCTAATATTATTCAACCCCCTGTAACAGGCATTGGAACTACTGTTACTCCACCAACTGTAGCAACTACAACATCGTTACCAGATCTACCGATTGGAGTACCAGAAAAAGATAAAATCGATTTTATCAAGTCTATCGTAGGAGATAAGAACATAATCTCTTTACAGTATCCATCGGATGCTTTATATGGAAGTGGACCAGATTACCTCGCCATTGAGCAGTTTACATATCTACCACCTCAGAAAGATAGTCTAAAAAAACCAGATTTCGCAAAAGTCATTGAAAAGGGTCTTCAAAGGAATTCTAATTTGAATGCTTATATTGGACTCGTTAGACTTCCAATCCCAAACAATCTTTCGATGAGCAATTCTGTTGATTGGGGTGACTCTAGAGCAAATCCTATTGAGGCTAGTGCTTTCTTCTCAGCATTTGATTCCGCAAAAGAATTGGGTAGTGGAAATATTGTTGGTCTACTAAAAAATACCTTTGAGGGATTTGGTAAATTTACTGATGTGCTAAGAAACGGTGCTCTTAGTCCGAACGCAGCAACAGGACAATTATTATCTGCATTTATAGCACAGTATGGTTTAGGAAAAATTGGTATTAACGTAGACCCAGCACAGTTCATCGCTCGTGGAACAGGTAACACTATCAACCCCAACCTAGAGTTATTGTTTAGTGGTCCAAAACTGAGAAACTTTGCTTTCCAATTTAAGTTCGCACCAAACGATGACGATGAAGCATCGGAATGTAGAAAAATTATGCGTTTCTTTAAGCAAGGAATGGCAGCAAGGCGAATCGCAGAACAAACACTGTTCTTAGGATCTCCAAACGTCTTTAGATTGCGATATCTGACAGGCGACAGGAAGACAGGAACAGATCAACCGATTCGTGCTTTGCCTAGATATAAGATCTGTGCTCTTACATCAACAGAAGTAGACTATGCTCCTGGTGGTCTTTATCAGTCATATGAAGATGAAAACGCAGGTTCTCAACCCGCTATCATGAACCTCACATTAAATTTTACAGAACTAACACCAATCTTCGAACAAGATTATAGAAACAACGATAAACCAAGTCAGCAAGACTTGTTCAC